CAACGGTAAGCCACTACTATCCCCGCCACCAAGCCTGACACAGCCATGTCGCGCCCCTGTACGCTTGCCTGAGCGTGGATTGACCGATCTGGATGTGGAGGTCATGTGGGGCCGGGACCGCTCTGCCCTGAGTTCCTGCGGAAGCCAGTTGGATGGACTGGCAAAGTGGTCTATAGTGCAGGCAACCAAGGGGTAAAGCCATGCCGGGACTGACGTACACCACCTACAAGACCCAGATCGCCCAGATGGCGGTCGTGGCTGAGAATGACACGAACTTCTTGGCGATCCTCCCCATGATGATCGACTATGCCAGTTTGCGTATCTGCCGCGACTTGGACCTGATGTTCACGTCAGTGTCCCTCCATGGGACAGATTACCAACTGGCGGCGGGAAACCGAAACCTGTCCTTCCCCCAGAACTTGGCCGATGGGTCGTCCTTCGTAGTCAGCGAACAGATCAACCTGATCCTGAACGCAACCGAAGCAAACAACCCTGACACCGGAACGCGCGTCCCACTCCTGCCGACCACCAAAGAGTTTCTGGACGTGGTCTACGGCTCTGCCTTGACGGCAAATCGTGGTCAGCCCAAGTATTTTGTGCCATTCAATGAAAGCTTGTTTTTCGTTGGTCCGGTGCCCAACACCAATTATGCCGTGGAGGTGGTGGGTACGATCCGCCCCGCGCCGCTGTCGGTCACGGTACCTCAGACGTTCATCAGCCAATACCTGCCTGACCTACTGGTCATGGCGTCGATGGTCTACATCTCGGCCTATCAGCGCAACTTCGGCAAGGAAAGCGACGATCCGCAGATGGCGCAAAGCTACGAGGGCCAGTACCAGACGCTCCTGAAGTCTGCTGGATCGGAAGAGGCCCGCAAGAAGTTCGAGAGTGCTGGTTGGTCTTCGCAGTCTCCAGCAACTACTGCCACCCCGACGCGAGGATAAACCATGGCGCATGCAGGCCTAAAACTTATCCCCGGCGTCGACCAGAACCGCACCGAGGCCCTCAATGAGGCCGCAATCTTTGAAAGCAACCTGATCCGGTTTGTGCCAGATCGGCAGGGTCAAGGGCTGCCGCAGAAGCTTGGCGGCTGGGAAAAGTTCATCCCCAGCAAACCATGGGACTCTACGGTGCGATCTCTGCACGGGTGGTCTGACATTGATAGCTTGAGGTATCTTGCCATCGGGGCCGATACGTCTCTCTGGGTCAGTGAGGTTCCTCTGGACCCACAGGACGTGTCGCCGCAATACTATAAGGCCAACATTTCCGTTGACGCATCCACCATTTTGGATAGCGCGGACGTGACTATTGGGGATGTCGGATCAAACGTATCGTCATTCGACTCCGTTTTTATTGAAACACCCATCAGCGTGGGTGGCGTAATATTGTTTGGCTTTTACCCCTGTTCTGCCAATGGCGCTGACAGCTACGACATCACGGCCAAGAACATCATCGGTGGCCTGACGCCAGCCACCGCCACTGTATCAAGTGGTGGTGCGGTGCCAGTCTTTACCTCCACCATTGACCCCGCTCCCACGCCGTCCATCACAGTGACGCTGGCTGACCATGGTTATTCGGTTGGGTCGACATTCCCCGTATTGGTTGAGACAGCCATTGACGGCGTGTCCCTGTATGGCAATTACATTGTCTTGTCAGTCATTCCCGGCGTCTCCTTCACCATCAACGCAGACAGTGCGCCGACAAACATCCTGACCGTAACGTCTGCGACGTGGCTGGCCACCGTGGCAACTTTTGGAATTGCTTACGATGCCATCTTGGAAGTGGGATCATCGGTTGTTGTCGCAGGCATGACGCCAGCCGGGTATAATGGAACCTTCGTGGTCACCAGTTCTTCGCCCGGCACCTTTGCTGTTACCATTGCAGTTGATCCGGGGGCCTCTACTGTCTTTGGCACCGCTACGGCAGATACTACATCGTACGAGATGAATGGTGGAGACGCCCGCATCATTTACTACATCGGCCAGCAAGTATCGACGCCCGCGTCAGGCTATGGCGATGGTGGATACGGTGACGGCGGGTATGGCTCAGGCATTACGTTCAGCGGCTCCGGTCGGACATACACTGGCATCACAATCGTCGGGGCAGCCGGGATTGCAACGGCTACGCTGCCGACAAATGTATATTTTGTGCCGGGTTCCGTTATCGTTGTGACTGGTTCCACGAACTTCAATGGAACGTACGATGTAATATCGTCCACCTCCGGCACCACGAGTACCGTAAGCTTCGCCGACAGTTCGGTTGCCACCGACACAGGCACGACCGTTTCCGTTGAGACGTGGGGCTTCGAGATGCCTGATTTGAATTTTCCAGATTGGTCGCTGGACAATTGGGGCGGATACCTCATGGCTTCCCCGCACATGGGAGAGATTTTCTACTGGAACCCGGCAGACGCCAACGGTCACGCCGCTGTGGTGCCGAATGCTCCGCTGGTGAACGAGGGTTTCTTCGTCGCCATGCCGGAGCGCCAGATCATTGCCTACGGGTCAACATTCACGGGTTTCCAAGACCCCATGCTTGTCCGGTGGTGCGACATCGGAAACTTCACCAACTGGATTGGCACCGTCACCAATCAGGCAGGGTCGTTCCGCATCCCCAAGGGGTCCAAGATCATCGGCGGGATACAGGGACCGCAGCAGGGCCTTCTGTGGACGGACGTTGGCCTTTGGTCGATGCAGTACATCAACCTGCCTCTGGTCTATTCCTTCAATGAAGTGGCAACTGGTTGCGGTCTGATTGGACGTCGCGCTGCTGGCACCCTGTCAGGCAACGTCTATTGGATGTCGCAGAGCCAGTTCTTCATGTTGTCAGGTTCAGGCGTCCAAACCATCACCTGCCCGATCTGGGACATTGTGTTCCAAGCCATGGACCCGGATCAGGACACATGGGGCAACATCCGCTGCGCCCCGAACTCCCGCTTTGGGGAGATTTCTTGGTACTTCCCGACGGTTGGTTCTGGTGGTGTGCCCACCAAATACGTCAAATACAACACCATCCTCAACCAGTGGGACTACGGTGATCTGACGCGCACGGCTTGGATTGATCAGGGGGTCTTCGGTCCACCCATCGGTTCTGATGGTAACGACTACATCCAGCAGCACGAGGTATCAAACAACGCTGACGGTCAGGTTCTGAATGCCTCCTTCCAGACTGGGTACTTCGCTCTTCAGGAGGGTGACTTGAAAACCTTCGTCGATCAGGTATGGCCGGACATGAAGTGGGGCCAGTATGACCAAGCTCAGGGTGCAACCGTCCAGATCACCTTCTTCACGGCGGACTACCCCGGTGATACACCGAGAGTGTATCCATTCACCCTAACCAGTGGTACACAGTTTGTGACGCCACGGTTCCGTGCTAGACTGGTTTCGATCAAGATCGAAAGCAACGACATCGACTCTTTTTGGCGACTTGGAAACATCCGATACCGCTACCAACCTGATGGGAAATTCTGATGTCGGCATCCATTTCAGACATTCTAACGGCTGCCAAGAACCTCGTCACGGCGATCAACGGACTGGGGCAGACATACCTTAAGGTTCAGGGCGCGCTGCGTTCGGACACCTTGACCGCCACGACCTTGGTCAGTACCGGGCAGGGCCGCGTGGCATCCATCAGCGTCACCGTGGCAGGGTCTGCTGACGGCATGATCTATGACAGCAGCGCCACCGGATCATTGGTCAATTCCCTGTCCGTCATCGACAACGTCCTTGGCGTCACGGTGGTCAATATGCCCTACAACAATGGACTGGTTGTGGTTCCCGGCACCGGAATGACCGTTGTCGTATCGTACTCGGAAGGATGACGTGATGTCAGAGCAAGAACAAACCATCTCGGCAGCACTGCGCACGGCCCGCAAGCGTGGCGGCAAAGTCCACAAGGGTGCCATCCATAGCTCGGTTGCGGGCCGCACGGACCACCTGCCCATGCACGTCGCGTCTGGCTCCTACGTCATCCCCGCCGACATCATCTCGGCCATGGGTGAGGGCAATAGCATGGCGGGCTTCAAGGTCGCCAAGGACATCTTCAGCACGCCGAACCGCACCTCTGGCACACCATACGGTCAGTCCGGTCTTCCGTACGGCGTATCGACACCACGGAAGGCAGAGGGTGGCTCCACTGGCAACCCGAACGCAACCGCCGCAATCGCTGGCGGGAACCAGCGGGTAGCAGCCAACCGGGCGGCATCGGCCAATTACGCACGTCAGGAAAACCAGAGTAACGGCACCCCGATCCCATCCCACCTGCAAGGCATCGCCGCCCCGGTGACGGGTGGTGCTGGACCCGGACGCAGTGGCTTCTGGAATAAGGCCCTGCCTATGATTGGTGGAATGATCGGTGGACCACTTGGCGCTCTGGCTGGATCGGCGTTTACCAAGAACGCCGCCGGGCAGGGATATACTGGCCTAAAGGACATGGTAAATGGCGGTGGGCAAGCGGCGTCCGGCACGGAGTTCATGAATGGACCGATGTCGAAAGGACTGAACCTCACACCGATCAACCCGCTGCAGGGTCAGGCCAAGGGCATCGAGTTTGCGTCCGGCGGGGCCACCAATGGCGTTCCTATCGTGGCAGCGGGCGGGGAGTATGTCATCCCGCCGGAGGATGTGCTACACCTTGGTGGTGGCGATCTGGACCACGGGCACAAGATATTGGACTCGTTCGTCAAGAAAATGCGTCAGAAAACAATCAAAACCCTACAATCACTTCCGGGACCGAAGAAGGATTAAAATTATATGGCTGAAATATGCGTTCGTGAAGGTGTTGCTGAAGACTTTAATGAATTGATGCGACTTGCTATCGACGCTACCCGTGAGAACGCCTTTGTTGAGCCTGACATTCCTATGCTGGCACAGCACATGTACGCCTCCCTGACCAAGCAAATGGGTGTGGCGGGTGTGATCGGCGGTGCACCGGGTGAACCACTGGAAGGCATGATCATCCTGCGAATCGGCAACATGTGGTACAGCCAAGAGCCTATCTTGGATGAAAAGGCGATCTACGTCGCACCTGAGTTTCGGTCAGCCAAGGGCGGTCGCGCCCGCAAGTTGGCAGAGTGGGCGAAGGATGTTTCAAAAAATCTTGGTATTCCGCTGGCAATTGGCGTATTGTCCAATTCAAGGACTGAGGCGAAAATCCGTCTCTACGAACGTGTGTTCGGTGCCCCTGCTGGTGTATACTTCCTGTACAACGCCAAAACGGGCCTGACTGAGGGATAAGCGAAATGGGCGGCAAACGGTCAACGACAACGCAGAACGTCACCATCCCGCAGGAGGTGATGGACCGATACAATTCTGTGAATGCGCGGGCAGAGACGACAGCGTCAAACCCGTTCCAGAAGTTTGGAACCAATGCCTCTGACTTTGTCGCCCAGATCAACCCACAGCAAAGCCAAGGCATCAACGCCATCAACGAGACGGCAGGGTCGTACAAACCGTACATGACTTCTGCCACCAGTGCCACGCAGGCGGGCATGGGTCCGGCCTACGAAGGCATCAACAACTACATGTCGCCCTACATCAAGAACGTGGCAGACACGACTGGTGCCATGATGCGGCAACAGCAGGAGCAGGCCCAGTCCGGCGCTCTTGGGACTGCTGCCATGTCTGGTGCTTTTGGTGGTGACCGGGCGGGCATCGCCGCAGCGAACCTGCAGCAACAAAACCAAATGGGCTATGGCAAGACCATGGCCGACATCATGAACCAAGGGTACACGCAGGCTCTTGGGGCCAGCCAAGCCGATCTGGCACGTCAGTTGCAAGGCGGCGCGCAGATGGCGGGTATTGGCGCGCAGACGCAGCAATTGGGCTTGCAGGGGGCAGAAGCCCAACTTCAGGCTGGCGGATTGCAGCAACAGACGGAACAGGCTGGCAAGACCGCCCTGATCAACCAATTCATGCAGGAGCAGGGCTACCCCTTCCAAGTGGCCCAGTTCCTCGCCAACATCTCCATGGGCACTGGCGCGCTCTCCGGATCGACCACCACGACCAAGCAGCCGACCTCTTTCTTTGCCAGTGGCGGATCGGTCAAGGGGTACGCCGATGGTGGTGGTGTCGCTGGACCGTACGGTGCAGCCGTGGGTTCGCAACCTTTCATGGAAGGGTACATCCCGCAGGCCTACCTGCCAGTTGGCGACTTGATGATGTCCGACGCCGCCTTGGCAGACCAGTCGTCACAGAGCAATGCGGATTACATCAACCAGATGATCCAGATGGGGCAATCCATCAAGGGTCTGACTGAGGGTCGTGCGTATGGCGGTGGGGTCAATGCCCCTAACACCGCGCGGAGTTACCTGTCTGATGTGATCGACAGCCAGAACAAGGAAGACCGCCCAGAGCTTATGCGCGCCAACCAACCAGATGGACAGAAAAGCGGTGGCCTTGGTGAAACCCTCGGCAATGTCGTCAAGATCATGGGCATGTTCCGTGACGGCGGCGTGGTCGGTCGCAATGGGTACGCGGAAGGTGGCGGGCCATCCATGTCTCCAGAGAACATGGCAGAGTTCCTGCGCCGCCAAGAGCAGTTGCGGCGCGTAGATAGTGCCGACATGGCGGGCCTTGGTTCTGATACCCGTGGTCCAGATACGACCTTCAACAACGTACAATCCCAACGCTTGGGCACCGAAGCAGTGCCATCTCAGATTGACGCCCGTCCGGGTATACGCCCAACGCCACCCACCAGCGGTGGGGCGGGAGGATATACCACCGAACTGTTCCCAAGGACCACCGGGGAGAACATCAGCTCCGCACTACACCCGTTGCGGCAAGGCATCATGGGAACCGGACTGGAGGCTGCTGGACTGGTATCCGGTGGACTTTGGGGCCTCGGATCAGTGCCCCCCACAAGAGCTGGTCAGGTGATGTCTGGCCTTGGACTAGAGAATTACGGCGGGAATTACCTACTCAACATGGGTAATGATATGATGGGAATTGCGGGTGATATTGCCGAAAATTCCGGTAAGGAAGCCAGTCGCATCAGAAATATCCCTTACACCCAAGAAATGCCTGCCGATCTGGCTGAACGTGTTCGGATGGCACAGAATAGCACCGGGCTGGGCAGCGCAAACGTGGTTGATCCTGTCTCGGCCAGTGGCGTTGGCTCTGCTAGGATTGTGCGCCCGCCGGGGGCTGATTTCGAAACCTTTGGCCGCACCCCTACAGGGCTTGCCCCCGTTACTTCACCCCGACCGCAAAACCGTACCACCGGAGATGC